GGTATCGGCCTTGCTAAAGGGGCTGGTGGATTAGCCATGATGGGCCTTGGTATATCAGCATTTTTTGGTGGCCTGGTCGCCGGTGATGCTACTTTAGGTTGGATGGAATCAATGGGAGCTAGTTTTAAATTCGACAATTTAAAATCTGCAGCCTTGGGTTTTTCAGATATGATTGTTGGAATGGATCCCAAATCATTTATTGTTCTCGGCGGTATCATGGGTATATCTGCCATTGGTGGTAAGAAAGCTGCAATTGGATTAGGATCTATGGGATTTGCTATATCGGCATTTCTCGGTGGTCTTATGGCTGGAGATTTAATATTTGGCGGTGTATCAGCTCTTGGCGGCGATATGAAATTTTCTTCTATGAAAGAAGTTATGTCAGGGTTCTCTGATATGATTTTAGAAATTGATCCTAAAGCCCTTGCAGTTCTTGGCGGTATTATGGGTATAAGTGCTATAGCAGGTCTAAAAGGTGGTACGAGTGCTGCCGTTGGTTTAGGCGCTATGGGCGCAGGTATTTCTGGTTTCCTAGGTGGATTGTTAGCTGGAGATTTAATATTTAGCGGTGTTTCTGCGCTAGGTGGAAACATAAACTTCTCATCGCTAAAAACAGTGATGGGCGGTTTTTCTGATGTAATTGGCGAATTGACGCCAGGCGCAATAACAGCCATGGTAGGTATACTTGGCGCTGCAACTGGGGCAGCTGTATTTGGGCGAGGATCTGGTGTAGCTGCAGCAACTCGAGTTGCCGCTACAATGACAGGAATCGGTGCAGGTATAGCAGGATTAATGCTTGGGTTAGGCGTTGGCGGTGCTGGCGTAGACTGGCTTAATTCTGCAGTTGGTTTTTCTGGCGGTGGATTGCCAACAGCCTTTAAAATGTTTAGTGATGCTATTGGCGAATTAACAACGGATGGGACGGCGGCATTAGTAGGAATTTTGGGTGTTGGAGGTCTTGCAGCTGCATTCGGAAGTGGAACTGGTATAGGCGCAGTAACTCGAGTTACAACTATAATGGCTGGTATTGGTGCAGGTATATCTGGATTAATGATAGGTCTTACAGCTGGTGACAAGGCAATGTCTTGGATGAGCTCATTAAAATCAGGTAGTGGTGGATTAGTTAATGCGTTTAAAATGTTTAATGATTCTATCGGTGAATTAGATAACGAAAATTCTATTACCGCCCTCGTTGGAATACTAGGAGCTGGCGTAGGATTAGGAACACTCTTAGGAGTAGCCGGATCTCCAGCGGCTGCAGTGATGGCGGGTGTTGGTATATTTGCTATAATGACTGCTATAGGTGCAGGAATATCTGGTTTAATGATAGGTCTTACGCTCGGGGATGTTGGCCTATCTTGGTTGGATAAATTAAAAGGCAGTGGCGGCGGTGGGCTAGTTAATGCATTTAAAATGTTTAGTAATTCTATTACTGCAATAACGCCAGACGCACTTAAAAGATTAACTGAAATTTCTAAATTAAACCTTGGATCTGGTATTAGTGACTTAGTATCAGCAGTTACAAATTTTTTCGCAATCGATGTTAAAGAAGGTGTTGGCGACAGAGTAAGAGGGTTTTTCACTTCGTTGTTCGGCGGAACTGTCGAAAAAGAAAGTATTATATCTAAATTAATAAACGAATTTGAACCATTATCTGGTTCAAAGGGTAATCAATTAGTAACAGGAATGGAAAGATTCGCAATGGCATTAGAGCCATTAGCTAATGCGCTGTCAACGTTAAGTGGCATTGATCCAGGATCTATCAATTTTAGAGAAATTTCTAAAAACCTGGCAGAAACTATTCCTATATTCAATCATTTAGCGAACGGCGGAGTTTACGATCCTTCGTGGATGCCTGGCAATGCTATTGATTTTGGAGATGGACTTTTAGATCCAAAGCTTAAATTAGATGAAGTTACGAGTAAAATTACCAGCGCAAGAAATGCAATAATTGGAATTATAGATAACGAAACTATGCAAGCTTTAAATTTGGTTAGCTCTGGTGCTGGTGCAGCAGGTGGTGGCAATCAAATTACGCTTGCTCCAGTCACGGTATCTCCAACAACGAATAACAGTGTCCAAGGCGGATCTTCGAGTACTGTAATAAATTCGCTTGGAAAAGGTAACACGTCTGACTTGGATCAATTTTCCCGCCCCGGTGGTGTGCATTAAAAAGGGAGCAATAAGCTCCCCTTTTCTATTATTCTGTAAGAAGTTCTGGACCTTTTGAAATAGGTATCTTTTTTGGTTTTCTTTCTTCAGGAATTACATTATGCAACTGCACGGTTAACATTCCTTGGCGCAAAGATACACCTGTCACTTCGATCGTATTAACAAGAGTGAACTTACGAACAAAGTTTCTCGCTGCGATACCTTTGTGTAAGTAATTGGTCGAAGATTCTATTTCGCCAACGTCTGCTTTAATTGTTAGAATACCATCGTGCAATTCAATATCAAAATCTTCCTCGTCAAACCCAGCAACTGCTAGTTCAATGAGAAAGGTGTCGTCACCTGTTTTAATTAAATTGTATGGTGGATAATTTGATATATTAGTTTGACTAGAATGATTTAATTTATTAAGAATTGAATCAAAACCAATAAAAAATGGGTCGTTTAATAGATCTGTGTTGAACGTACGAGTGTTCATGCTTGTTCTCCTTATTTAAGCGAGTATGTAAATTTACCGTCATTTGACCGGCTATTAAAAAAGTGGAGACCCAAATGGCGCCTCCACTTATATTTATATATAATACTTTTATTTAAAATGTCAATAGCTAAATAAAAATTATTTTAGAAAATTAATCTTTTTTAGAAACAAAAGAATACATTTCTTTGGCTTTTTCCATAAGATCGTCCATAGAATACATTTTATATGTTTCTTTAACGTCTTCTACGGTTTTCTTGCCTTGATTCATCATGTTCTCTGCGAACTGTATATTCATATGATACTGTTGATCCATGTACTCTTTTGCGAGTTGAAGCATTTCTGCACGGATTTCAAAAGGGTTCTTATTCATTGCTTGTCACCTTTTGCCAAGTTTTCACCAGTAGCGGATTGAAAAGCAAAAACAGTTTTCATTGCTTCTTTAGTAAATTCAGTTTGCAATTTGATGAAATCGTTAAGTGGTTTAGATGTGTTATCATCCTTGAACCAGGTTTTTACAAACTCAGTTTTTGAATTCTGGATTGTATCAATAAACATGTTCGCCATAAATTCGTTATTCATTTTAGTTCTCCTGTGTGTGTTGTGTTTTAGTACTGTAAAGTTTCAAGGGCATAACCAGGCCAGACTGCGCTCTTGATATTAATATATCTGATTCTGTATAGAATGTCAATATAATTTACGTGGATTTTTTAAAATATTTACGCATCCTCTGCCACGTCATCGGATGGTAATTTTGTAATTTCTGAAATCGAATATGCTAGCATTTTCTCGAGCTGACCAAGAGCAATGTTTCCACCAGTTTCAATAACAGAAACACCGTCTGTAATATTTGTAATCATTACATGTAATTCTTCATTTAATCCAGATCTAATTAATTCAACACCGTTTGAAAGTACCAAACCTTTTTCATTTGATATGCCAGGATCCGAATATAATTTTAATACACAATCCAACGGAACATCAAACGTTAGGCCGGTTGGTATTAGAATTCTTTGTTGTGGATATACTTGAACGCATGTTTTTCCATTGTATATTTTTGTTGGTGTAAAGGTTTTTTTGTTTAAAGGATTAATTAAACGTACTTTACTGTTTGGTTCAAAACATGCTTTTAAATTAAAAACCGCATCTTCATGTCTATCAAACGTTGGGCGTATCGCATTTTCATTTGCTCGAAAAACTTTCATTATATAATACTCCAGATTATTTCTTTTTACCGATATTGTATTTTGGTTCTAATTCCCAAGAACCTTTTTCTTTATGTGATAGTATTTTAATTTGACTTAAAGGGGCAATTGGATCTTCTGATTTAGCAGGATCGACAATTTCAAGAAGGCCCCATTCTTCTAACAAATTAATAATAGTATTTCTTCTTGCGCGATCTTCTTCCGCAAATGAATTTTCTTTACCGTCCAAAATAAAGAGTTCTTTAAAATGTACGATCGCGTATAAACCTTGCTTGTGTAATATGTGACAAGACTGATACAGCTTTTTTTCTTTTTTTGACGCTATTCCGATACGAGTCAAAGTTTCTTTTATCTTAAGAAAATTATCGGGGCTTGGTAGTTTTAATTCTACGCCAACTCCTCTAAACAAATCTCTTTCCATAATGAGTTCACCTTTATTTTTTTATTATTATTGTGACAATGCTCATTTAGACCATCTGAATATTTATAATTCTCCGCCTTTCTCTAATTTGGCATGGATTGTTTTTAAATCTTCTTCAGTTAAAGTTTTAAGATACATTTTTGCGACTGTTCTATTCACTGAATATACTTCTTGTATCGCGTCTAAATCGTTATTCTTTTCGGCTTTATGCCATTTGGAAAAGCGATTGCGAGGGCGTAGCATCCCTAGATAATATCTATATTGTGCATCTTCAAATAAATGATGGCGCATATTCAATTCGTTTGCATGAAGAATAGTATCTTCAAAATATGAAAATCCGCGATTAACGATAAACGCGTTATATTGCTTTTCAGTTTGTTGCGGGTAGTCAGAATCTAGAATTAAATCCTTCTTATTGTGTGAGACTGATTTAATAAAATCAAATGGAGTCAAATCCTTGGCCATACGCCTTATCCTTTAAATCTGCGAGTTCGTCAAAAGTTTTTGAACATTCACCACACATGGTTGCAGTGTGTACACCATCGGCCGATGAATATTGGAGAGTAAAAGAATTACCTGCTGATAAGCTTACCTTACAGAAAAAACATTCTTTTACTTTCTTTTTTAAAAATTTCACTTAAAGCTACTTTCGAACATTACTTCTGTTAAAAACGCAATTAAATTAATTTCCACGTCTGCAACAAAATGAGCTTTATACATATAGTCTGCAAGTGTTACAATAAATCCTGGTAGACTTTTAAGTTCAACTTTGCTTGTTGCAGTATCGTATATGTGGCGAAACATTTCGTTAGTATCTTGATCACTATTATCCGCACACCACTTACGCATTTCAGTAAAGTTCTTTTCCTTTAACATTTTAAAAAGCTGTTCGATTGATTCTTCTTTTAGGTTTGTAAAAATACCTTCATCAATACGACCTGACGCAGCATATGTTTGTAGCTCAGTAAGTACACGTCGAAAATCTGGAAAATGTTTTTCAATTACCTTTGCAACAACTGCTTTATCGTGGTCAATGTTTTCTTGTTGTAAAATAGCAAGAACGCGCTTAAAAAAATGAGCAGCCATTTTAGGTCTATCGGTTTTTTCAATCGAAAAATCTATTTCAGAAAGACGAGAACGAAGTGGTTCAATAATACGATTTTTGAAATTGCATGTAAAAATAAATCCACAGTTTTTAGAATATTCTTCAATAAAGTTACGAAGTGCGGGCTGAACAGTTGTGGCGTTTAGATAATCAGCTTCATCGAGAATAACATATTTACGACCACCTGTGAAGGATACAGATGAAGCAAAGGTTGAAATTTCATAACGAAGAGTATCAATGTTTACATTCAATGATCCGTTCTTTACAATATAGTCACATCCCAATTCATTGAGCATTGCTTTCGCAACAGTTGTTTTACCCATGCCCGGACCACCAGTAAGTAACAGGTTTGGCATGCTATCATCAGCAACAAACTTTTTAAAGATGTCTTTTGTTTTTTGCGGAAGAATTGTTTCTTCAATAGTACCTGGGCGATATGCTTCGACCCAAAGTACTTCATCATTTTTTTTATTTAGTGTCATAAGCAATAACCTCAAAGAGTTTCATAATGTAGAATCAAGGCTATCCAATTAAGAACAGCCTTGATTTATATAATATACTACTTTCATAAGTTTGTATATAGTTTATTCTGCTTTATTGTCGTCTGAAACATTGTTAGCTTCTTGTTTTACGTAAGAGTCCAACTTATCTCGAATTTTACCAACCGCTGATAATTCACTACCTTCAATAGCCCCTCGTTTTACGCAAATATCAATAATAGCAACAGCATTACCAATGTCTTGTGGTGTAATTTTAACGGTGTCTAACATTATTGGCCCTTTTCATATTTTGATTTTGTGTCAATACCAACATAATAAGATACATCAGATCCTTTAAAATACGAAATACCTTTAGCACATAGAACTACTTCATAGTCCTGGGGGAGCAATTTAAGATTGTCGGTTTTAATAATAATAGTAAACGTATCATTTGTTGTACCAATTTCAATACCATACGCGTCAGCTGTTGGATTTTTACTATCAATTGCTCGGAGGAAACATTTGCCATCTTCGCCAACAAACGCAATTTCCTCAAACTGCAAAACGCCAGCTGCTTTCAATACAGATTGAAAATCATCCCATACAACGTTTACTTTTACATCCTCGGATGGAATAGACAATTCTTTTTCTGGTGGGGCAATAACCATAGACGGGTCTGCGTAAATATATTTTGTTTTTTTCTTATTTCCTTCAGAGATAGTAAAAAATTTATCGTGGAATTGAATATCCGGATCTTGGTGAAGGCTTAGGATTGAAAGGAATCTTGAAAGATCATAAACAACAGCTTGAGATGGAATGTCATCTGCAATATTAGCAATTGCAATTAGAGTTTTTTCTGGTGTTACAGTTTTTAGTA